CCAATGCAACTGCTGTGCCATTTATGGTGATTCCCGCTGCATTTACATTTATGCCGACTGTCTGAGTTCCAGAGTCGTAAGTAATTGGTGAGGTTGCAGCAACTACACCAGCAGGACCTTGTGGCCCTGTGGCTCCAGTTGCGCCTTGAATACCTTGCGGACCCTGTGATCCAGTTTCACCTTGAATTCCTTGTGGTCCCTGTGGGCCTGTTTCACCTTGCGGACCTTGTGCGCCAGTCGCGCCAGTAGCTCCCGTTGCTCCAGTATCGCCCTGATCACCTTTGTCGCCTTTTACGCCTTGGGGACCCTGTGGACCTGTTTCACCTTGAATACCTTGAATACCCTGTGGACCCTGAGCGCCAGTAGCACCAGTCGCACCAGTGGGACCAGTTGGACCCGTATCTCCCGTGTCGCCCTTGTCACCCTTGTCGCCTTTGAGTCCTTGAATGCCCTGCTCGCCCTGAATACCCTGCGCGCCCTGTGCGCCTGTTGCGCCAGTAGCGCCAGTGTCTCCCTTGTCGCCTTTATCGCCTTTTAGACCTTGCGGACCAGTTGCACCTTGCGGGCCTGTAGCTCCCGTTGCGCCAGTAGCTCCAGTATCGCCTTTATCACCCTTATCTCCCTTTGGAAGAACAAGGCTAAGTGTCTGTGATGGAGATGTTCCAGAAATAGTTGCGCTTGCAGCGGTTCCGCCAGTCACGCTTCCGATGGTTAGGACATTGCTCGGCCCAGTGGCTCCTTGAATGCCCTGTGGCCCTTGAGGGCCTGAATTACCAAGGGTTATGGTTGTAGATGTTTCAGTTACAGCAACATCAACCTGACTTTCAACAACTGTAAGCAGGGTATTAGTTTCTGTAATTGCTACAACCGAATTTGACATTACCGAGTGACCTCAGCTTGGATTTGGAATGTTCCTTGAATCAAACGCGTAACAGCAGATCCTGAATTGAGTTCTAGGTCATAGACATACTGACCAGGAGTTGCAGCGCCCATTGTGGTTGAACTAATTGTTACATCAATTGTTCCTGCTGTTCCACCAAGCGTAATGCCTGAGCCATTTGTCAAACTGAGAATTGCAGTGCTTGCATTCGCAGCAGTTCGCACCTGCATTGCAGCAGTGTAGTTAGTCAGATTTACCGCAGTGCCGCCGATTGTCCATGTTAGGTTCAAGTCGTAAGTTGCGCCTTGGTATGCGGTGATGTTGTATTTGCCTGGTTTTACCATTAGATCTTCTGCCTCATCCAACTGATTATGTGACCAGTTTTGTCACTTACTGCATAGAGCTGCTCTAGCGGCTCTAAATCAAATTGATAACTTTGCTCTTTGAGAAGCAATAAACCATTCGTAGTGGTCACGCCAGTTCCACCAAGATAAATGTTTGTTGAATTGTCGTTGTTGTGAATAGTCATGCGCACTGGATTGTTGTGAACGCCGTCTATCGCAGTAGCAGCAGTTCCTACCGAAGTCCAACCATTAGTAATCATTACTGTCCCTCTGGTTGTAGCTGGACCGAATCCTTACCAGTGTGGTTGATGTCTGGAAGCTCAAGCTTTGCCATTACATCCGCTGGGTCGAAGCCGACCTGAATCAATCTCTGAGCCATGTCAACCTTGGCGGACATTGCAGATAGGTCAGCAGCATCCACATTGACATTTGCAAGTGGAACGCGGACTGTCTCTGCCGATGGGTCGTCAATTGGTTCAAGGTCCTCAAAGCGGCGAATGTCGTTGATCTTGTAGTAACCAGACTGAAGTCCGCGAGCGTATGCTTCAGTTCTAGCGTTTACATCTGCGCGTAGCAGTCCGTCAATTGTGAACTTGATAAATGCAGCTTCCTTGCCAGTTTCCTGAGCAAGCAGCGAAGTCATCGCGCCTTCAATCTTCTGAGCGATTGGACGAAGCGTGTGAGTTACGAAAGCAATGTTGTTTTGTTCAACTGATGCGTAAGTGTTTGTGCCTGGAAGTCCTAGAAGGTGCGGTGGAATGTTGAATGCACGAGCAACATCTTCGACAGCCATTCTGCGGCTGTCTAGGAACTGAGCTTGGTCGTTTGGAACATTCGTTGGCTTGTATTGCGCTCCACCAGTGATGATTGCTGTCTTGTGCGCTCTTGCCCATCCGCGGTGGCGTGAGTCGAATGCTTCCTGCATTGACTTAGCTTGTTCAGCGGTCAAGTTACCTGGAACTTCTAGAACACCTGATGTCTGAGTTCCTGAACCGAAAAATCGAGCTGCATACTTTTCTAAAGCTGATGCCAGACCGAAGTTTTCTCTTAGCGCCTCTACCCGTGAGATTCCGCGCAGCGAGCCTGGCTTTACTACATCTGGAATAAAAACAATCTCATCTTGTGTAAGTGCGCGAGTTTCGCCAGTTACATTGAAAATGATTCTGCCTTGTCCGTTGCGCTTGATTTCTACATCAAGTGGATTCAGAACCTTCATGTCAACGATTACACCGCGGCTACGGAATACTCGAATGAAGATGTTTCCCTCTAGCAGCAGCGAAACAATTGCAGAACCGTAAAAAGCTTCTTTGGTTGTATCAACATCTGGTTTAGTGACCCAGACTGGTCTTGGGCGTAGTGCGTAGCGCGCACCCTGCGATCTGATGTAAGCATCAATCGGCAAAGTTGAAATTGTGTCAGAGATTAGAGATACAGCAGAGAACACGGCATTGAGTTGCAATGCTGTATCAGTATTTACTACAGTTCCCGATTGGGACTGAACATCTACGAAGTCTCCAGAACCCCAGACCGTTTGGAATGAGATTGCGCGCTTTTCAAAGAGTTTGTTTAGCATTAGCTACGCTCCAGGGCTATACCGAAAATCAATGCTGCCACGCCCGCTATGATTAGACCGAGTGGTGGATAGATTATGGCTGCTCCAGCAGAAACTAAACCTGCACCTAGGATTTGCAAAATTGTTGCTTTCATGTCCGCCTAAATAAATACCTGTGGCACTACTTCTTCCATTCTACCTACGGTAGCCCGTTCATAAGCGATTACAGCGGCCACTGCTGCGTCAATACGCCGATTACTGTTTCTGTTCTCTTTGACAATGCGTGGACCGATGTTATCTATTTTCAATACGCAGTTGTCTAAGTGTCTGGCAAGCAACGGGTCGCCTGAATGAGTTAGCTTCTTCTCCATTACTGCATCGAAGAATCTCGCTGTGGCTTTGACCATGCGAGAGGGCGATGTGGATGGAAACTCCACTATCGGTAGGCCGCGCTCCTCTTGGAGGTAGGCCATTGTGCGTTGCCAGCGATAAGGGTCGCAAGCTATTTCCCTGACTTTCGGATAATCCTGGCAGAACTGAATAATTTCGTTCTCTACATCCGTAATGTTGACTCTCCAGGAGTTGTCATCGTCTGGACCCTTCTCCCAAGCCTTGATTAGGAACAGATGAGGCATCTCATCATCTTTGGGGATAGTGCAACCGACTAAAACCGTGGTGTCACCTGAAAACGAGCCGTCAAAGCCGATAATCAGCTCATCATCGGGTGTAATTGTCTTTTCACCGAATAATCCGTCCCATGAGCCAGTTGGTAGCCAAGTTAGGTTGCTAGATACCCATTGGTTGCAGCGCTTCGTCCGAAACTCAGCTTCTGGCGTTCTTAGCACCGTGCTACCGAAATCTTCTGCGCTGTTCAGGTCGCCGTAGCCTGGGTTGGCAATAATCCATGTCTCAGGCTCTTTGTGGTCTGCTTCGGCTGGGGCTTCCCACCAAGCCATGAAATAAGTCGGATCTTCTATTTCTCCCCTGCTCACGCGCTGACCATATTGGTAAAGCGAGTAAGCGATGGAGTCTTGGCCCGTTGTGTCTGATTTCTGGCCTGCGGTAGTGATACAGAACATGGTTGCTAGGTTTCCACGCGCTCCTTGGGCCAATTGCATAACATCGAACAGCGTTCTGTCTGGCTGAGCGTGTAATTCGTCAAAAATTACCATTGTTGGCGACAAACCTTCTTTTGTAAAGGCTTCTGCGCTCAAAACACGATAAACCGAGCCTGTTGATGGAATTTCGATAGCATCTCGGTAGATTTTGGCTAATTCGGCTAATTCTGGTTCATTTTCTAGCATTTTCTTCGCTTCACCGAATACGATGCGGGCTTGATCCTTGTCAGCGGCGCAGGAATAGACTTCACCCCCCTTGGGTCCAGTCAGCAACGACCAGAGTGCAACACCTGAAGCAAGCGCCGATTTTCCGTTTTTCCTGGGAACCCCCGTGAGTATGACCTTGTGCCTGAAGCCGTCACCGTCTGCGGCGAATGCGTGAGTCAGCAGCGAGCGTTGCCAGTCTCTGAGGTGCATTGGTTCGCCTGCTCGTCCACCGACAGAATCTTTGGTCACGGTGGCAAAGGTGTTTATGAAGTCAGCGGCTCTGAGTCCGTGAGAATTGAGCAGGGCGGATTCAGGAACTGGGGTTAGCCATCTAGGAGGCCAACTGCTCATTCTTTGCCCACTTCTCCTGTAGTTGTTCTAGCTTCGACCTAGCTTTTACTTCGGCGTAGCCCAACTTGGTGCGGTCAGCGGGTGTAAGTCCCAGTTTGCCCATGTTGTTGCTAATCATCACCTCTAGGTCATGCAACTGACGGACGAGTCGCCAGTTGTCAGGATCTGATTGCATCCTCTCCATCAACCATAGTCTGCGGTCATGCTGTTCGCAAACCATTTGTAAAAACTGAGTGTCGGTGCGGCTGCTAATCCACAGCTCACCTTTTTTGTAAATCTCGTCCCATAAGGTTTGGCCCGCCTCGCCTAAAGGACGAACTGGAGGCACATAACCGCCTGTTAGGGCGATTGTGGCGTTTTCGGGGGGCAACGGCCTTTGGCCTGGGTTGCCGAGCAGTCGCTTCTGCTCAAGTGGTTTAGCTGGTCTGCCCATTCAATAAGGCTATCAGAAAACCTTTTTTTAGCAGAGAAATACGCAACAG